TTTCTGCCAGTATACAGCTTCAATCAAAATACACAGCACACAACACACACCACACACACATTTCACATATGTGTATATTCTATGAATTCACATAGACAAAAGCCCACCGCCATAGGAAGTTAGCACACAGATCACCCATATAGGTCATTCTTCAGCAGGCTATAGACAGGACATACACAGATCAACACAGACACAAGACCACATAGGAATTGAACATTTCTATTGTATCACATCTGACTGACATGTGAAAGCCCACCTGCGGTAGCAAATAACGTCACATGAACATGCTAAGTTTGTCTTTCGTCTCCCACACATGTCTATGGACAGCCAGCAGACCATACAACACACCCAGCTCAGACTTTGCCTAGAAACTTCAGCAAAACTACTTAATAGTATTATATATGTATCGGCAGTATATATACTGCAGTACAGTATACTGTTATGCATATAGCATACTATGTCTAGATACATACTAGATCTGTATACATATAGACTAGAACCTATATCTGTGTACATACTATCTGTGTACATACTGTCTGTCATATAGTCTATCTGTCAGATATATCTTCTAATATTCTGTCTAACTACATACATGTCACTGTGATATAATGTGACTAGACAGACATACATAGGAAGGTCAACATATGAATCAGAGTAGGAAGTCTCTGGGTCGGTCAATAGAGCTGGCCCATGAACGTGCTGAGTTACTGGCTGACACATGGCAGCTAGAGCGATCTGAGAAGTACTGGTCAGGTGAAGAGGGCTGCACTATCCTGACTGGCTGGGTCAGGGACGGCTACAGCCCCAACGACATAGCTAACCTGATCGGCATCAGCCGTGGGCAGCTGAATGCATGGGTGAAAAGGAATGAGACCATGCAGGAAGCTATACGTCAGGGCAGTGACCTGGTGAACTACAGGGTTGAGAACGCCCTGCTGAAGGCTGCACTCGGGTACAAGACCAAGAATGTCAGCATCACGACTACGATCAGGTACGGCAAGGTCGTAGAAGAGCAGAGGGTCGAAGAGACAGTCGATGTCCCACCGAACGTAGCTGCGGTGAAGACGTGGCTGTTCAACAAGAAGCCCTCTGACTGGGTGCCTGAGTCTAAGATCGTCGACACTGAGCATGATGACAGCAGCATCGTGGTTGAGGTCGTCAACATGCAGGACCCTGACAGGCCACAGCAGCCTGAGACATGGGATGATGTCATCAACGACGGTGTAGCTATCAGGGCTGCAAATGAGCAGGAGAGGATGATCAACGAGCTTCAGCAGGAGCAGGAAGAGCATGAGCGTCTGGTGCAGGAAGACGTAGCAAGTGACGCAGCTGGATCTGTGGACCTAGACGCATGGCCTGATGACTGGGAAGACAGTGAGGAGTGGGAGTAGATGAAGATCACCAAGTCTATCGCTCCTGTCTTCAGTGACTTCATGTTCGACTGGTACTACGAGCAGTACCTGCTGATCGGTGGCTATGGTAGTGGGAAGAGCTACCACATTGCGACCAAGATCATACTGAAGCTTCTTGCAGAGCGTCGTGTCTGCCTAGTGACTCGTGCAGTCTTCGACACTATCTTCGAGAGCTGCTACAGCCTGTTCAACGAGATCCTAGAGGGCATGGGGCTGCTGACAACAGACCGCTTCGAGTACAACAGGAACAGAGCAAAGGTCCTGTCTTCTAGGTCACCGATGCAGATCAAGTTCCACAATGGGTCAAGGATCATCTTCAAGGGCATGGACAACCCAGAGAAGGTCAAGTCGATCAACGACGTCAGCATTGTCTGGCTGGAAGAGGCATCAGAGATCAAGTACAGTGCATACGAAGAGCTCCTAGGCCGCATCCGAACTCCCAATGTAAGCATGCACTTCTTCATCTCAACCAACCCTGTGTCCAGAGAGAACTGGGTCTACAGGCACTTCTTCGCATACCTCGACGAGTTCGGAAACGAGCACCAGATAGTAGACGAGGCTGCGTTCTACCGTGACGGTGTGATCGTGCATGATGACGTCTACTATCACCACAGTGTCCCGACTGACAACCCGTGGCTGCCGAAGAAGTACCTGAAGCGACTCGACCAGATGAAGGACTACGACTACACACTGTACAGAGTTGCACGGTGGGGGATGTTTGGACCCTCTGGCACACGTGTCCTTCCCCAGCTCGTGGTTGCAGACGACCGCAACTACAACGCATGGCGCAAGAAGGTTGAGGAGCTTGGTGCTCGAAACCAGTACTTCGGGTTTGACTTTGGGTTTGAGAACAGCTACAACGCAGTGGTCAGCATGTCTGTGGACATTCGCAACGGCATCCTGATCATCTGGGATGAGATCTACGTCAACAAGATCACTGACGACAAGTTCGCACAGTTTGACAAGATGCAGGAGCTGAAGGCAAGGCTGCAGAGCTACAGAGCGCAGGGTCTGACCAAGTTCCTTGTCGCAGATGATGAGGACCCTAAGGCTGTCCAGTACTACAAGCAGCAAGGGTTCATCATCAGAGAGTGCAGGAACAAGTTCAATGGAAGCCGCCTGTCCAACACTCGTAAAGTCAAGCGCTTCAGGAAGATCGTCGTGTTCCCTGAGTGCAAGAACGTCATCAGAGAGCTTCGTGACCTGACGTATGCAAAGGCTCAGAACGGTGACACGAAGTATGATGAGTTCAACATCGACCCGCACACTTTCAGTGCTATCTGGTATGCATTAGACACAGTCACAGTGGCAGATGTCAAAGACCGTAAGTTCTTCAGCAAGAAGGGAGAGTGACATGGACGTCACTGAGATCTTCGGATATGTGCAGGTCATCCCTCTGGGTGTGGCACTCTGCATCGGCTTCATCATCAAGTATGCTGTCCCGTCTGACAGCGTCAACCGCTTCATCCCAATCATCAGTGCAGTGATCGGTGTCCTGGTCAGCTGGTGGGTGTCGGCTGCTATGACCCCTGAGATCCTGCTTGGTGGCCTCGTCAGCGGCCTCGCTGCTACTGGCATGTATGAGGCATTTCGACAGCTCATCGAGAAGCCCACTTCTACTAGCGACTAGCCCGGTGGTACTATGGTTGGCATCACAAGAAACAGGTCTAAGTTCACAAGCTACATCGTGAAAACTTGTGTTATAATGTTCTTGTCAACATCGATTGGATTCATCTTCGGCACTGTCACAAAGTCTGGACAATCCCAGCAAGTGGCAGTGCAACGTGATGAGATAGTGACTGTGTATGACAGACCGCAACATGTGATGCCAACCTACTACCAGTTCGATGAGAGATGGTCGCACATAGCATATCTTGGCGGTGACATAGCATCACATGGTTGTGGCTTGACCTGTGCTGCTATGGCATTCGAGTACGTGTCTGGCACAGAGATGACGCCGAAGACCCTGTTCTCACTTGTCGGTGACACTTGCTCAACTGCTGGTGTCAATGACATGAAGAAGTTCGCAGACTGGATCAAGCTTCGGTCTGAGGTCAAGAGTGTCTCTGACCAGATCTGGACGCTAGATGGCATCAAGCAAGCAGACCTGGAAGATGCAATTGTCTTCTGTGGTCTGCAGGGCAAGTTCGGTGACAGTGTCTACAGTGGCCATGTCATACTGATGTTCGAAGCAACAGATGACGGTGTGCTTGTCAGAGACCCAGCTTCTGTTGGCAACACAAGGTTCTGGTCATGGTCGGAACTTGAAGCCTGTGACCTCCTGTACTTCTACATCATCAGGTACTAGATAAACATGGAGTATCCTCTGGAGTCACCAGAGGCAGCCTAAGACATTAGAATTCCTAGGACGGGTATTTATATGGATGGACTCAATACAAGGTCTTAGGCTGTCTTAGGCGGCCTCGGGCCACCGGAGGTAAGCATGCCAACTGACTCATTCTGGGAGGGTGTCGGAGCTTCAATCCAACATGCTAGTGGTGAGATCGTCATCGTAGCGTTGATTGTCTGTGCTCTCATACTTGCTTATGTGAAGTTCTACCTTCCCGAGCATGTGAAAGAGAAGAATGCAAAGAGAGACTTCGAGCTAGCCAAGTTTGAGCTTGAGAAAGAGAGGCAGGCAGCAGACATAGACCTGCAGAGGCAGAGGGGAGAGGCACAAGCACGTCAGATTGAGATCAGCAACAACCAGACTGAGCTGCTTCGCCAGGTGATGACAATCCTCCAGTCAGTGCAGACAACACAGCAGGTCATTGTCACACAGATGCAGGACTCAAAAGCAAACTCTAGTGCTATGGGCAAGGTCATTGAGCTGATCCAAGATGATGTTGCTTTTGTGAGAAAGCAGGTTGATGACATGCACGGTGTCATCTTCAATGAGCCAAGGATTGGAGGCTCAGACTGATGCTTAGCACACCACCCACAGGTAACAAGCTGGTTCATGTCATAC